CTGCAAAAATTTTTGGACTTGCAGCTCCAGCAGTAGTTGGAGAAAAACCAGTACCACTAGCAGTTTTGATTGTAAGATTTTGCGCATCAGTTATAGCACTACAATCGAATATATAAAATTTTTCAATACCATCTGGAATTGTTACAGTAGTTGCACCTGTTAAAGTAATAGTTGCAAATTTAATAATCATGTTACGTGCATTTGACAATGCAGCATCAGACATAACTAAAGCAGTAGTTGCTGAATCCGTAATTGTTACAGCTTCATAACCTGCAATTGCTTGTTGAATTAAATTTAAATTTGTGTTTGTTTTATCACCCCATGTACCAGCGTTTTCGCCAGTGACCATTAATTCGAGTTTTAGATCCGTTGAATAACTAGATGTCATAAATTTTGTCTCCTAAATAATTATAATTTTACCTTAATCATGCAGCCAAATCAACCTCTGACCATACATTGGTTACACCCGGATCAATCTCTTGCCATGAGGTAACGTTTGTTTGGCCAGCTGAAATAGTAGCTGAAATTCCTGTAACTGTTACATTTGCTACTCCAGTAGCTGTAACAGAACCTACAGAACCTGTCAATTCTATGCCATCAACAGGGTATTTAGATGCTTGATCTGCTTGACCTGCGGTAGCCGTTAATTCTTGTCCTGTTACAGGTTCAATAGTAGACTGAATTAGAGATATATCTCCAATAGTCATTGAAGCTGAAATACCAGTAACAGGCACTTCAAGTTTTGGTTCTGGGACTACTTGACCTTCTGAGAATGTTGCTTGGAATAACGTATCATCTGCTGATTTAATAATAGTTGATCCATTAGCTCCATCAAAGTGTAATAAGAATTGTGTATCAGAATCAAATGAAAAAGCTTGAGTTGGTTCTGTAAAACTAGAGCCTCCATATCTTGCAATATCTGAAACTCTAAACTCATCTATGTAACCATCAAAATCACCAAAACCATTTTTACCAATACTAAATGGACCATTATCTTGTTTATTAGCTGTGGTAGCTGTATCTTCTAAAGTTCCGTTTTTATATATTCTGTGAGTGTTGCCTTCTCTTTCATAAGACAACATAGTCCAAACACCAGCAGATACTGTAACTGAAGTAGTAATAATTGTAGATGGATTTACAGTCCAATAAACTTGATTACCTAATAAATAGGATTGTTCTGTTGTGCTTGTTCCTGATTGCCAAATACCTTTGTAACCTGTAACGTTGTCAGGTCTAATCCAAACATCAACTGTAAAATCACCAGAGCTTAAATCTAAATTAGTTGTTGTCTCAACATAATCATCTGTACCATCTAATAATAAAGAAGATGATCCAAATTTAGCTTGTGCAGTTGAAAGTTGTGCATTGCCTTCAGCAGTAAAATTAAATAAAGGTTCTTGGTTCGTTGGTTCAACTAAAGCGTCACCTGTGATATCTGCAATAGTTCCAATTTCAGCATCTAACTGATCTTCAGAAGCTAGTACAAATATATCTTGGTCGATCTGAATTGAGAATGAAGGACTTGCAAAGGTAGATGTAAGTTCTGAGCCTGTCACATCTACAACCACATCTGTAAATGCAGTTTCATCTCCAATAGAAGATGTTAATGAAATACCGTTTAATTGAACTGAGTATGCATCACCCCAAGCTAAACTTCCCCAAGCATCTCTACCCCAACCCGCACCAATTAAAAACTGATCATCAATAGTGACAGCACCTGGTGTTGTAGTTAATTGTGAGCCAGTTACATCTTGTTGAATACCTCTTGCAATATCTTCCTCTCCCATAGAAAGATTTGCTTGAATACCTGTAACTGAGAATTCAACAGAAGAACCCCCAACGGCTCCTGCGTTTGTAAATGTAAGTTGAGATCCTGTTACATCAACATTTGCGTTAGCTACAGTTGTTGATGAACCTATAGATGTAGTTGATGATATACCACTGACTGAGACGGTTTCGTCAGATAGGTCTCCCCAATCTGATGCTCCCCATGTTTTATTACCCCATCCAGTGGCCATATCATTTTATTTCCTTTAATTAAGCAATTCTTAAAATTGCAGCTGAAGTTGTGAATGCAGGGAACTGGATTGTAAATGTTCCAGATGTTGCAGTCTTGTCTCCACCGAAATCTAACACAGCAACTGCTTCAGTAGTACCTGTACCACCATCAGTTGTTGTATTGTAAATTAAAGCACCTCTTGCAGTTAGTGTAACACCTGTGAAAGATAAATCAGCAAAGTCAGTAATAGCGACTCCTGATGAAACTTTAACACCTTGGTTTACTAAAGCTTTACCACCTGCAGTGTAACCTGCTGGTGAAGATACTTCTGATGTTGATGAATAGTTAGTTGTTGATGCACCTAAAACAGCAGTAGAAATATACATTGCTAATTTGAATGTATCTGCGCCACTGTCAAAATCATGCTCACCAGCTAACAATTGCTTTTTGAATGAATTGCAAATTGCGTTAGTTGTAATAGCCATAATTGTTCTCCTTTAAAATTACGTATTTGGTGATGGTGAAGGTATCTTAATTCTTGGTACCCCATCATCATATTCTGCACGTCTTCTTCTCCCCATTTGTTGAAGAGCAAAATTCTGTACTTCTTCATTGTACTTTGTTTCGTACAGTTTGTACATATCCATAGGACCTTTTAGATATCTAAAAGCCTCAGCTAATACACCATGTAACAACATTGATTCTTGGTAAGTAGATAAAAATGTATTGTTAGTTGATGTAAATTCTGGTGGATCTGTAATGTAGTTAATTTGTACAGTATATGCAGAATCTGGTATAGGTGCTACAAGAATATTGAAATCATCCCAATTAGCCCAATATTTAGGAAGACCTGTTGCAGCGTTATTATTATATTCAGAAATAAAACTTGTATCTCTCCTCTCAAGAAAAGTTCTTGTTGATCCATCAATCACTTGAACAGATCTCATAATAGTTAAATCAGCAGGTAAGCTTACGTATCTATTACCACTTGTAAATGTAGATGTTGAATATTTTCTAAGGTCATCATAATCAACTTTACCTGCAACATCGAGTTCAACAGATCTAATAAAATCTTGAATAATTTGATCAGTCAAAACTGTGTTACTTACTTCAGTGTAATTTCTTACTTGTGTTAAAAAATCTGAATATGTAATTGCCATTATGTAATACTCACTGTTACGGATCTTAATTGAATAGACATTTGTCTTCTTCTATTTTGTAAAGATGGATCTGCAGGTTTCATTTCAGACGTACCTTTATTAATAAAAGCAAAATCTCCAGGAAGTGTTAAATTAGCAACACCAACGGATGCTCCACCTGAATCTGCTTGAACACCATCTCTATTAGTAGGTTGTTGAAATCTTTGTGGTCTTGTGTTTTGTAATGCAATAGCATCAGCTACAAAACGTTTTCTTCTAATTTGAGGATGTTTAGGCTCAAACTCAGAATAGTGAACTAAAGAACCATTCCATTCTTTAACCATCTCATTGTATGGAAATGCCATACCAGATCTATCGGAGATAGCTTGTGATGTTTTACCTGTAGCCCATTTTGGCATTATTAAACTCCATTAGGATAAAAAGATTGTGGAGTAATAAATGTCGATGCTCTTTGACCATCTTCATCTAACGCTCTTTTCAATTCATCCTCATAAATTAATTTATTTTGTTGTACAAGTTGAGGTGCTTTTTTCATAGATAAGTAATAAGCTAATCCTGCGCACATGCATGGTAAAAATCTATATGCAACATCTGCATCATTTGTATATGCACCTGCATCTTCAATTCTTTTAATCACATAAAATTTTAAAGTTGTATAGGTATTTAAATCTGGCGCTTGATATAAATATATTTTTGGTGTTGTTTGTCTATCCACATAATATTGTGATGGTTGTCCAGTTGCTAATTTGTTAGGTAATGCAGCATAAGCTGATCTATCTATTTTTGTAATTGAAACATCTTGTGTATTAGCATCATTTGATGCTGCTGCAGTTGATGATACATAAGCTTCAAGCACATCATTCACATCTGAATCAACTGTGTATTCCGCTTGCCCTGCAACTAAAGGTATTTCATTTAGTTCTGTTTTCCAAAGATGAATACCTCTATTACCCCATTCAGCAAATAATAAATCTAAACTTCTTCTAGCTGAACGCATGTCATAACCAGAAGTGGTGCTAAGACCACATCTTTCATAACCTTCATCGATTACTTCATCTATGTTTAAATTAAATGATGTTGTTCCTGATGTTGCCATATTAATTTACTTTTTTCTTTTGTAATTTTTTAAGCATCATTGCTTTTGCTTTTTCGTTTTGATTTTTTAAAAATAAAACTGATGCACGTCTTAAACCTCTACCTACTCTTGTCATGTCTTTTCTTCCCGCACTTCTAGCTTCTTTTACAAGAAATTGTGACATGTCCAATAACTTCTCTCCTTTTTGTCTTTGAGTATCTAACTTTTGTAAACCTCTCATAAATTTTTTATCTTTATAAGACTTTCTAGTAGGATCGTTTTGAGGAGCTTTTTTATAAGCCTTAGCAGTTTCTTGTTGAATATCTTTTCTTATTTTTTGATAAGGTTTTGATTTTACTAATTGTCTCATACCTTTTACAAGGAGACCTCCTAAAAGTTTCTTTTCTACACCTTCAATTTTGCCTTTATTTTTAGATGCATAAAAAACATTACGTGCTTTTTTAGCACCATATTGTTCTGTCATAGCTTTCATTATTTTTTTACCTTTTTTATTTAACGGCATTTAAGCTTCTCCTTTTGACGATTGTACAATTTATTGGATTGTATCACTTTTTGACTAAACTTTGAAGACCTTAGCTTTTTTGCTATTGGGTTTCTTTTTAACTTGTAATCTTTTCTTTTTTTCACCTCTTGCACCTCTTAATTTACCTTCTATTTGTTGTGGTATTTGTCCACGTGATATTGCCATTTTTCCTCCTTAAAATATTTTACCTTGTTGCCATTTCCAAAGAAATGGTGAGTTTAATATTAAATTATATAAATTATACTCTAAATTTAAATATTTCATAACTGTTTCTTTTTTTATATTAAGCTCTTTTTTATTAATCGTTTTGTTTATATTTAAACTCTTACCAAAATGCATTTTTAAAAAAATATCTAAATCTTTAATATCAATGTAATAATTGATTTCTGTATTTATAAGATAAGGCACTTGTGAAGAAGAATGATTTATATTTCCTTTCATACCATTAACAGGATTAGTTATGTTTGCATAAAAACATTCATCTATATTAATCTCGTCTAAATTAATATTATGCCTTTCTAAATCATATTGAAGACCACTTATAAATCTTTCATAAGGATCTCTAATCACTGTCCATCTTACTTTATCTAAATTTTTTCGGTTTACCCAAGAGTGATTCATTGTTTCTTCTATAATTTTTGTAATTGTACATGATGCATTTTTTGGAATTACTAAATATTGAAACTTTTCGGTTTCACAAAAATCAGGGTGTATAAAAAACATTTAAACTAAATCTACTGCTTTACCAATAATTGGTTTATATTTTACTTTTTTATTTTCTCTATAAGCATGCAAGAATTGTCTTCTTGGTTGATATGGTATCCAACTTGCATGGATCCATCCGGAGTTAGGTTCACCTGGTGTATAGAATTCTAAAATCAATTGATCTGTCTCTAAATATTTATGTATCCAATCTGCAACTTCAGCATTATCTACACCTAATACTTCGAAGTCTGCGGCTTCAGCTTTGGCATGCTGTGAATTTTCTGAGCTTCCTATTGCTTTACAGAGTTCTACAGATCTAAATCCGCTAGTCACCTTAACCCTACCGAATTGGTCCCGTACTGGCTGAAGTACATTTTCACACAGTTGTTTTAACTTATCAATCTGGTCACCGTTAGGATTGTTATCAATATTTAAACGGATAGCTGTATCCGATTTAATTAGCTCTTGTAATGTAAAATTACGTGAAAGGTTCATTATTTTGGTTTTATAATTCTTTTTATACTAATACTACCATCTATATTTTTTTCAAGCTCTGCTTCTACAGCCCCGCACATGTACTGAATATTAACATTTACATCACGTTCTGCTAGGCGTTTTCCCTTCAAACAATCTGACATAGATTCTTTTATTCTATGTTCTTTAAGCTCTCCTGCTATAAACATACAGAGAGCAACAACACTACTAATGACCGTTTCCATTAGCAAACTCCCGTTGT